GATTCTGTAGTGCTGATGCTGGTGAACGGTGATTATGTACCGCAGGGAAACGGATTACAGTCAGCGAAGGGGGACGAGGCAGTTTTGCAGCGGATGCTGATGAAACTGACTGCCCGGCGGGGGCAGTTTCCCTTTATGGAGAATTTCGGCAGCAGACTGTGGACTTTGGACCGGCTGCGTCCTGCGGAACGGCAGGCTGCGGCGGAACAGTATGTACTGGAGGCCCTCCGGGATGAGCCGGGCCTGATGGTAGAGCAGGTGACGCTGGCGGAGAACGGCGGAAAGGCGTCCCTGACGGTGAACGCCGTCAAAGACGAACGCCGATTGACGGCGGAGGTGGCCTTGGGGCAGGAGGGAGTGACAATGTGAGAGCGACGGAGACGATCTATCGGGAAATGCTGGTGGCCTACGCCAAGCGGCGGGGCGGACAGCTTCAGGAGGACTGCGACCTGTCGGTGCGGCTGTGGGCGGCAGCGGCACAGATCCAGGCGTTGGAGGCACAGGCGGAATGGGTGCTGGGGCAGAGCTTTCCCCAGACGGCTGCGGGGGTCTATCTGGACCGCCACGGAGCCATGCGAGGCATTGTCCGGCAGGTCTCCAGCAGGGCGACCGGTCAGTTGACCTTTCGGCTGTCCAACGCACAGACCGGCGCGGTGAGCGTGGAGACCGGAACGGTGTGCATGACGGAGGGAACTGTCCGGTTCCGGACTACGGAGCCGGGGACGATCCCGGCTGGGGAGATTTCGGTGACCGTGGCGGCGGAGGCCGTGGAGACTGGCAGCAACGGGAACGTGGGAGCCGGAGCCGTTCATGTGCTGACGGCGTGTCCCGTGGCGGTGACGGCAGTCACCAATGAAAAGGCATTTACGGGCGGACTGTCGGAGGAAACGGATGAGGAACTGCGGCAGCGGATTTTGGACAGCTTTCAGCGGCTGCCCAATGGAGCCAACGCCGCATGGTATGAGCTGACCGCCTGCCGTCACGAGGGCGTGGCGGCGGCCAAGGCGGTGGGAAAAGCCCGGGGCGCCGGGACAGTGGATGTGTATGTATCGGCACCGGATGGTATTCCCTCGGAGAAGTTGCTGACAGAGCTTCAGACGGTTTTTCAGAAAAGCCGGGAGATCGCGGTGAACGTGCAGGTAAAAGCGCCCACGGCCGCGGCAGTGAACGTGGCGGTGACGGTAAAAACGGCGGAAGGGACGGATTTTGCCAATGTGAAGACTGCGGTGGAGGCTGATCTGGCGGAGCAGTTCAACGGAAAGCTGTTAGGCAGGGGCGTGAAGCTGGCGGAGCTGAACAGCAGAATCTATGCTCTGCCGGGTGTAGAGAACTGTCATATTGCGGCCCCGTCAGCTGATCTGGCGGCCAATGACACGGTGCTGCCGGTATTGGGGACGGTGACAGTGACAGAGGAGGTGTGAGGCGTGTGTATGAGCAGTATTTGATTCGCCTGTTGGCCCCTTTGAGTCTCTACAATCTCCGAGCACCCCATAACGGCGGCGAGTTGGCGGCGCTGGGCGGGGAGCTGGACAGCGTCAGTGGGCTGGTAGAACTGGTGGAACGGGAAAGCCTGCTGGCCACGGCGGAGAGCGAGGGCCTTGACCGCCGGGAGGTATTGTTTGCTCACAAGCCTGCAGCCGTGACCCAAGAGGACCGCCGGGAGGCTATCGCCGCGCTGCTGCGGATCAGCGAGGACAGCCTGACACCGGAGGCCATCAACGATACTCTCACCGGCTGCGGCATCCGGGCCAGAGCGGAGGAAAAGGCGGACGGCAGCCTGCGGGTCGTATTTCCCAGAACTGCCGGTGTGCCGGCGGAGTTCGACCAGATCAGGAAGATTATTTTAGATATCCTACCCTGTCATTTAGAGGTGGAGTTCTACTTCCGCTATCTGACCTGGGCAGAATGTGAAGCGGCGGAATATACATGGGATGAGGTGGAGACGGCACAGCATACCTGGGAGAGCTTTCAACTGGCGGTGCCGCCGGAGGAATGAGACATGAGTGAGATCATAACCGCCGCCATCACCGGCTGTGTGACGCTGCTGGG